GCCTAATGGATTGAACCATTTTTATAGTATTTGGATTAATGCTATAGAAAAACGTAATCAATATCAGGCGATACGAGTTGCTTGGCAAGATGTTCCAGGAAGAAATGAAAGCTGGAGACAAGACACCCTTTCGGCTATGAACTTCGACACTGAGAAATTTGAACAGGAATATTGCTGTGAGTTTCTAGGTTCATCAGGAACTTTGATCGCTGGATGGAAATTAAAAGAATTAGTACACCAACCGCCTTTAGTTGAAAAAGAAGGTTTAACTCAATATCAATTACCTGTAAAGGGTAAAGTATATGTTATTATAGCCGACGTTTCTAGAGGTAAAGGATTAGACTATTCTGCATTTCAATGTCTAGATGTTAGTCAAATGCCATACCAACAGGTTTGTGTTTATAGGAATAACGCCGTAACACCTGTGGATTATGCTGAAGTTATACACAGGGTTGCGAAATCTTATAATGAAGCTTCGGTTCTGGTGGAAGTTAACGATATCGGTGAACAAGTTTCCCATACCCTTAATTATGAGTTTGGATATGAAAACGTATTGTTTACTGAAAACGCAGGTCGTTCTGGTAAACGTATTACAGGCGGTTTTGGTGGTGGATCTGTTGATAAAGGTATTAGAACTACCAAAGTTGTTAAATCTATAGGTTGTTCTATCCTTAAACTTTTAGTGGAACAAAATCAATTAATCATTAACGATTTTCAAACTATTAACGAATTTTCTACTTTCTCTAAAAACAAAAATTCTTATGAAGCCGAGCCTGGAAAACACGACGACTTGGTTATGTGTTTGGTGTTATTTGCTTGGTTATCAGAACAGCAATACTTTAAAGATTACACTAATATAAACACTCTAATGTCTCTAAGGGAAAAAACCGAAGATGATATGGAACAGGATATGGCTCCATTCGGTTTCGTTTTTGATGGTAGAGAAGATTTTATAGATGAAGAGTTTCCTGAAAAATTTGTTGAGGACAATTGGCTTTTTTCTGTAAGGGAAGACTTTTAATAAATAACTCTAAAATAGAGTGTTCTCGCAAAAAGGAGATGAAAATATGGCATTCCAGCTAAGTCCAGGCGTAAATGTTTCTGAAATTGACCTTACTACAGTTGTGCCATCAGTTGCCACTTCAGACGGTGCAATTGCTGGTTTATTCCGCTGGGGTCCAGTGGGACAACGAGTATTGGTTGATTCCGAAACAAAACTAGTTTCTCTATTTGGTAAACCAAATAGCTATAATGCAGAAACTTGGTTTACTGCTGCTAACTTTCTTTCATATTCAAATAGTCTTTACGTTTCTCGCGCCGCTAATACTTCTGGCGCTACGCCATTTGCTACATTTAACAGCACTAGTGGTAACAACGTATTTACTGTATTGTCAGGTAGCATTGCCAATGTTGTTACAGGTATGTATCTAACACAAACTGGTAATTCTGCAGTTGTTGGCGCAGGTTCTAGGGTTGTTGTTACTGCTGTAAATGCTACTGCAGTTACTCTTTCATCTAATGCTTTAGCAACAGGTCAGGCTATACTTTACTTCGGTAATCCTCAAACATCATATTCAGCTCTAGCTCTAGATACATCTGCAGGTTTAGCATATGTAGCAAATCTTGCTGATCAGATCGTTAAAAATGTTACTGATTACGAACTTAAAAAAGGTTCATTTGACACTGACGCTCTTTATGTTGCAAAATATCCAGGGGATATTGGTAACTCACTAAGAATTTCAGTTTGTGATTCTGTAAGTGCATTCAGCTCAAATGTTGCAACTTCTGCTAATCTAGTATTTACTACTGGTTTAACTAATGCAACTGCTAATTTCGTCGGCGGTTCAAATACATTAGCAGGTACTTTTGCTAACAGTTTCTCAGTAGGCGATCAAATCCTTACTGGTAATGGTTCAATTGGTTATCAGTATATGCAGATAACTGCTATTAGCACAAATAACTCATATGGCGCTAATACACTTGTTACTATTACTTGTCAAGACCCATATAGATTACATACACCATATAGCACTGCTACTGTTCAGCGTTATTGGGAATTTTCTAATCTAGTTGATTCAGTTCCAGGTACTTCTACATTTGTTACTAAAAATGGTAACCCTGCAGCGGTTGATGAAATGCACGTTGTAGTTGTTGACGATAATGGACTATTTACTGGTACTACAGGCACTGTTCTAGAAGTTTTTAAGAAACTTTCTCGTGCAACAGATGCTAAGAATCCAGACTCAACTGATAATTATTACGTTAATGTTCTAAACCAAAATTCTGCTTATATTTGGTGGGCAAATGATAGAACAGGTGCTACTTCTGCAAATGCAGTTAATATCGCTTCTTCAACAAATATCGCACCATTAAATATGCAGTTAACTCTAGGTGCTGATGGTTACGATGAACATAGCACAAACAACTTCTCAACAGTTGCTTCTGCTTATGATTTGTTTAAATCAGTTGAAGACGTTGATATTTCTCTTGTTATGCAGGGTTACCCATTGGGCGGTGCAGGCAGCAGCTATCAATTAGCTAATTATATTATCGACAATATCGTTAATTTAAGAAAAGACTGCGTTGCGTTTATTTCTCCTGATAAGTCATTGACTTTAAATTCTTATGGTACACAATCAGCTGATGTTGTTACTTGGTCAGCTAATGTTCATCCTAGCACTTATGCTGTTATGGATTCAGGATATAAGTACCAATACGATCGTTATAATGACATCTACCGTTGGATCCCATTGAACGGCGATATCGCTGGTCTATGCGCTAGAACAGATGCAACTAATGACGCTTGGTGGTCACCAGCTGGTTTAAATCGTGGTCAAATTAAAAATATTGTTAAATTAGCTTGGAATCCTACTAAGGCTCAAAGAGATATACTATATAAGAATGGTATTAACCCTGTTATTTCATTACAAGGTCAAGGCACTGTTCTATATGGTGATCATACTTTTACTCAAAAGCCATCTGCGTTTGACCGTATTAATGTTCGTCGTCTATTCATTGTTCTCGAAAAAGCAATTTCTTCTGCTTCAAAATATTCACTATTCGAATTCAATGACGCATTTACTAGAGCACAATTCAAGAACCTTATTACCCCATACCTTCGTACTATTCAAGGTCGTCGTGGTATTACTGACTTCTTGGTTGTTTGCGACGAAACAAATAATACAGGACAGGTTATCGACAGTAACCAGTTTGTTGGGGACATTTATATTAAGCCAGCTCGTTCTATCAACTTTATCCAATTGAACTTTGTCGCTGTGGGCACTGGGGTTCAGTTCTCCGAAGTTGTTGGCAAGTTCTAATAAATAGATAAAACTCTGAAGGAGTATAAAAATGCCTTTTAATATAAATGGTTTTAAACATTATGGTCTAGTGTATGGTGGCGCTAGACCTTCCTTATTCGCGGTACAGCTAAACATCCCACCAAATATTGGATTAGATCCGCAAACTTCTACAAAGTTTCGTTTTCTTTGCAAGTCAGCAGCTTTACCAGAGTCATCTGTAGCTTCTGTTGATATTCCATATTTCGGACGTAAAATTAAAATTGCTGGTGATAGAACTTTCCAAGACTGGACAGTCACTGTAATGAACGACGAAGATTTTAATGTTCGCGCTATGTTTGAAGCATGGTCAAACGCATTAAATCGTTTAGTATCAAACGTTCGTGACCCAGGAACTAGTAGAGAAACTTATAAGGTTGATCTTGAAGTATTTCAGTTTGGTAAAGACGGTGAAACTATTAGATCATATGTAATTAATGGCGCTTTTCCAACTCAAATTGGCGCAATTAGTTTAGATTGGGATTCAGCTAATCAAATTGAATCTTTTTCTGTAAACTTTGCATATGACTTCTGGGTTCCAGGTGTTGAAAATTCTTCTAAGTCAACTGGCACTAATAATTATGGCACTCTTGCCAATTCTGACGGTCCAAACGGACCAGCCTAAATATTAATAATGATTATGGGAGAGCACAACGCTCTCCCAATTTTGGAGATCTAGATGGCAGAACTTTTTGGATTTGAATTCAAACGTAAACAAAATATTGAAAAGCTCCCTTCATTTGCCCCCAAGGAAAATGATGACGGAGCAGTAGTCGTAGCTGCAGGTGGTGCGTTTGGTACATACGTTGATCTTGATGGTACAGTAAGAACAGAAGCGGAACTAGTTACAAAATACCGTGAAATGGCGCTTCAACCAGAATGTGATGCAGCCGTTGATGAAATTGTAAATGAATCTTTATCTTCTGATGAAGATACTATAGTTGATATTATTCTAGATGATATTGATATTTCAGAGAAAATTAAGAAAGTAATTAGAGATGAATTTTCTAATTGTTTGAAGCTTCTTGATTTTAATAAACATGCTTATGACATTTATCGTCGTTGGTATATTGATGGTCGTTTATATTATCATGTTATTGTTGATGAAAAGAAACAAAAAGAAGGCATTAAAGAACTTCGTTACGTTGATCCACGTAAGATCCGTAAAATTAGAGAAATTTCTAAGAAAAGAGTTGATGCAGGTAAAGCATTAGGCGATGCATTAATTTCTAAAACTGTAAATGAATACTTCATTTTCAACGATAAAGGTTTTAATTACGGTAACAAAGCAGTTGGTCCAAGCACCAATGGTCTTAAAATTGCTAAAGATTCCGTTCTCCACGTTGTTTCAGGTTTAACTGACAACCAAGGAACCATGGTTCTTTCTTATCTACACAAAGCTATTAAGGCGTTGAACCAGTTGCGTACACTTGAAGACGCATTGGTTATCTATCGCCTTGCACGTGCACCTGAACGTCGTATCTGGTATATTGACGTTGGTAACTTACCTAAGATGAAAGCTGAACAATACGTTCGTGATATCATGGTTAAACATAAAAATCGTTTGATTTATGATGCTTCATCTGGTGAAGTTCGTGACGATCGTAAATTTATGACTATGTTAGAAGATTATTGGTTGCCACGTCGCGAAGGTGGTCGTGGTACAGAAGTGTCAACTCTTCCAGGTGGACAAACACTTGGCCAAATGGATGACGTTCTTTATTTTCAAAAGAAATTCTTACAAACATTGAACGTTCCAATTTCTCGTCTAAATTCAGACGCTCTATTTTCTATTGGACGAGCTACCGAAATTACCCGTGATGAATTAAAGTTTACACGTTTCGTTTCTCGTTTACGTTTAAGATTTACTCAGTTATTCATTAAATTACTTGAGAAACAATTAGTTCTTAAAGGTATTATGACCCTTGAAGAATATCAAGCAATCGTTCAAGATATTAAATTTGATTTTGCTAAAGATAACTATTTCACAGAACTCAAGAATAATGAAATCACCGAAGGTCGTGCTAACCTTGCACGTAATCTTCAGGATATGGCTGGTAAATATATTTCACATGAATGGATTCGTAGAAATATTCTTAAACAGGCTGATAATGATATTGAGAAAATGGAAGAGCAGATCGCTCAAGAACAACAGTCACAAGATCCACGTTGGTTAAACCCTGTTATTGAGCAGAATTTACAAATGATGCAACAACAGCAACAAGCTGATGCAGCTCAACAACAAGGCGGCGGTGGTGGTCAACCTTCTCCTGACGAACAGAATAAATATGAAGAAGTAAGACAGGCCATGGTAACTGTCGATCAAATGAAGAAAAAACCAAAAGCAAATAGATCTATGCAAGATGAATCTGCTTATAAAGCTGCTGTTCAGGTTATAGCTAAAAACCCAGATATCGTTAAACAGATGGGTCAGCCACAACAACAACCACAGCAATAAAGGTAAGTTATGTCTAACAAATACACATTACAAGATTTAATATCTGCTGTTATGAATCAAAAGTTTCTTGAATTTCAAGAAGCTTTTAATAGTGTATTAAAAAATAAATTAAACGAAGCTGTTGAACAGAAAAAAATAATGTTGAGCCTTGATGAAGTTAGCGAAAAAGATTTACAAGCAATCGCTAACTTAAATCATATGCGTAAATATACTGATACTATTGTTCCAGGTCAACAACTATTATTACCTGATGGTAGATCATATACAGTTAAAAGAGGCGACAATCTTTGGAATATATCTCAAGGTAAAGGTAAGGGTGAATACGAAACACCAGCAGCTACTTCTCCATTACCAAGCCCAAGCACAGTAAATCCTGATACAGAAAAACCTGTGATATCTCATGATAATACTGGCGCTATGAAACAAGATGTTGAAAATATGGCTAAACAATACAGAGAAAAAACTGGAGCGTCTGAACCATTTATACAATCTCAAAATCTTATGAATAGACTTAATGCTGCAAAAAGAATAGCGGCAGCTAATTTTTATCCACAATTTCAAGATCCTGAAATTAGAGCAATATTACATAAACAATTTGACACTGATGGACCTGTGTTATCAGCAGATCAAATGAAACAAAAACTTGCGGCGGATCAAAAAGCGTTTGATGTTGAGTG